CGGTCCTCTTCTGCGTCAGCAAAGTGCTCCGAGCCCACGAAGGGCGTTCCGCGCAGCACAGCCCCGAGCTCGCTAAGGTACCCGATGCCACCGCGGGCTCGGACCGTAACGAGCTCAAGACGCAATTCCCGGCCGCCCAAACGGGCAAGCGCGTTTGCGTGCTCGCCACGCGCAAGGGCAGGCAGGAGCAAGTGTTTCGGCGCCCTCGCGTGAGTCACGACGCCGTTGTGGATGTACCCCGTCGCAGCCAAGGTGCAAACCTGCCCGGCGGTCAAGCTGACGCCGAGTCCAGCAGCAGCCATACTTGGGAACTGTGTCCCGACCAGCGCGGCCCCCGCTGGAGCATGCTCATCGTGGACGCCGAGAGCGAGCCATCCAAGCGGCGTCCAATCAGCGTCCCACTCACCGGAGCGCAGAAGTCGCTCTGGAGAATAGTTGGGCCAGACCCACGGAAGGACAGAAGCCCAATGGCGCAGGTACGGGTCAGAATCAGCAGCCAACCGTGACCAAATACCAGCCGTCGTGGTAGTCGCTTGGCGAAGCCAGAGCTCGACCTTCGTAGCCCACGACAACGTCTGCCCCGCAGCCGCGGCTCCTTTGACCCCGGCCACGCGCCCAATCCAGCGCCCGTAGCTCTCGCAGACCAAGTGGCGACGGATCAAAGCCTTCGCCACACTGCGCGCTGGGTTCGCGACCTCACTGCCGAAGCACGGGTGGAGCAGGCGAGGGACACGCAGCTGCGACAGCCTAGCGACCAAGTCCGCGACGTGGTGAGGTGAACACAGTTGCACGGCTCTGTCAACACAGCCCCAACCGGCCAAGCTGAGCCCATAGGCCAACTCGAGTTGTTGCTCAACCCCAGCCCAGCTGGCATAACGGCTTATAAAGACCGCAGCGTCTGACGCCTTAATGTGGTCAAGACTCCCCGGCTCCCAGACACCTTCCTCATCAGTTAGCAACGCGAACGGGCCCGGTACGGGCAAACGCACCGCCCACGGGCTGCGCAAGTCGGTTCCAGGGATCAACGGAACCGCTTGCGCCCCGCCAGCACAGACCGCGCGCCAGAAAGTAACCATCTTATGGTCAGGCTCGAGCATGAAAACGGCTGCCCTCGTTGAACGGGGGAACAGCGCCTCAGGCTGCTTGCGAGTGTGCTCGACGGGGACGCTGATTTCTCCGAGGTCGGCACCCCATGAAGCGTTCGTCGCCTCAGCCCACAATAGCGAGCGATAGATCATACACGCACGTAAGAGGAGCGTGACGTGACTGTCGCCGCCCATCACCTCCAAACGGAGGCGGGCTAAGTATTGCGGCGCGCGCTGAGCATCAACCCACTCCTTAGGCAAGAAGTGCTGCATAGCTCGGATCGCGCGCGAAGAAATATTGAGGTTGGTCAGCTCCGCCATGAGCTCAGGTGGAACCGACGCCTCGAATAAAGGTCCAGCGCACCAGATACTATTCGCTTGCGGGCCCACGGTCCCGAGCGGGACCGCAAGCGTCTCACGAGCATCCAAGTACCCTGTGCTTTGAGCGCCATCACCGCTCACGCGGTAATCAAGCTCAAGCTTTAGGTTGCGCAGACCGACCCCGTCCACACCCGGGCGCAAAACACCGTCAGGCATTAGCGGGATCGGGGGGAGAGCAGGCGCACGGTACTGCGCCGCACGCTCTCCCGGGTCCCACCAATGCACCGGACCGGGTCCCTCAAGCGAGGGCGCGGGGGGGGTGGACTTTCCAGGGTTAGTTTGCACACTTGTGGAGGGCGTAGCTGCGGGGCCACCTTCCAAACCACTGCCAGAAGCTTTATCTGGGTCAACTGTCTTTCCAGTCGTCATTGCGTTGTCTTGCATTCCTGTTTCCATACTTGGCTCCAGGGCATCGCTATGGAAGCGACCGACTGTACGCCGTATGATATCCGCACTGTCGCGGACCAACCGATTATAGGCAGCAAAGCTGAACCTTATTACCGGCTTGCCAGCCGTCAAACTCCATATTTGAAGCAGAAAACTAGCGGTGGCCCACTTTCTTTCGCACGGTCCCGCTTTGCAGTCTGTAGCCTCGCCACCAGGCTCCCCTGGTGACTACGGACGGACGTCCCGTAGTAGCGGGTAGACTTACCCGAGCGATTGCCTCAAAGGCCAGCTACGGGCTCCTGCCGTTTGGTATACCAGTGGGGCCCTCTCGAACCCAGCACCGGCCAGCAGGTTTAACCGCAGCACGCAAGAAGAGCTTCGCCTTCACATACAGCCTGGTCCCTCGTGGCACAAAGGCCGACTGAGAATCCAGACAAATTAACGCGGCGCAAACCGCGGCAAAAGCAACAGTGTGAC